TACTTCTGACAATGCCTGAATATCCTGTAACTGTACCTCGGTTGAGCTGTGTTGAGTTGTTGTCTTTTGCTCGTTGAATAAAGAGGCTGTTGTAGCGGTAAACAATTTGCGCGGCGTTACTCGAACCTGGAAAATCCGTGTAACCGAGAATACCAGCGGTTCCACCGCCAGTATTGTGTAATTCAGTCTCGTAAACTGACAAGTGAAAATCGTCTTGACCGTCTGCGTTTGCGAGCAAATTAGTGTCCAGGTACTTGGTGCTTGCATCACCTTTTAAGCCAGTAGTCCTGCTATAGTCGCCCGAAACAAAGTTGTTGTTGGTCGGCGTAGGCATTGAAGGAACTAGCGGTGTGAGTGCGCCAGCTATAGTGCGAGCGCCTAGCAAGAGACAACATGCAGATAAATCAGCGAGTAACCCGTCGTCCTTCAACCCGACAAAGAAATTATTGTAAGCTTCTTTTACCTCGGTCTCTAACGCTTCACCATCGGCTGACTCAACAGCATCAATATACGCTTCAGCATCGGAATCGTAGCCAGGGCCGCTTATGTTGCCGACCGCCGAACCTACAACACTTAGACCCTTTACGCCAATAAACATATTAGTACATTGCTACAATAAGCGTTGCTGTTGTGCTGGTTGAGTAAACTTTGCTTGCAAAAATTGGCAAGAGCGTACCGGCTGGCACTGTAATTTGTACTGGAGATGTATCGTCCTGAGCCAATACATTGATAACGCCAGCGCCACCAACAAATAAAGCTCTTACAGCACCGAGGTCTGTAGAATCGCTTGGTGTGACTGTTGCTAGTTTTGACGCTGAGAATAAAGCGCCAGGGTTAGAAGGTGTAAAATCGCTTGCCATTATTGCCTCGAAAATAATTGGGAGGGGATTGCTCCCCTCCCCAAGTAGGTTAGTTTACTGACATGTAGCCAGTGGTTTTAACCTCAACTGTTCCAGCTCCAACGAGTGTTGTAAGCCCAACAACGTTCTTAATGAGCGTAGTGGAAGCATCGTCAACAACACCAGCGGTAGCTGTAGTTTGTAGGTTTGCATCAGCAGCGTATGAAGCAGCGGCCTTAACCTTAATTCCGCTTCCTACTCCACCACCACCAACACCACCGACGAATACCCAAAGGTACTCATCGTTAGCAGCAGCTACCTGAGCGATACCTACTTGCAAGCTATTAGAACCTGCATTGGTCGTTGTAGCCATTGCAGCTTGTCCATCATCGCTGATAACTACAGCAGCGTACTGGTCAATAGCACCGTCAGCTTGAACAAACATCCAAGTACCGTCTGGTGTTTTTCCAACCGATCCTACTCCTACTGGAAGAGGAAGATCCGTTGTTGTGTATGTTTTTCCTGGATTAACTCCAAATCCTTGACTTGACATATTTCACTTCTCCTTATGGTGCAATTACAGCTTGTAAAGCAGGAGCCGCACAACACAAGTTACCTTCTACGATAATTACCGTGAAGAAAGCATCTTGGTCGATAGGACGATCCATCTGTGGTTGTAGAGGCTTGAAGTCAGCTCCTCGAATCATGTCAAATGTCCAATACTTAGTATTGAGCAATCGACAAGAATTAGACTCAAGGACAGCAGATCCATAACCACCATCAAACACGAAATCCACACCATCATAAGAAAGGGCGCGGAAACCTCCGATAGCTTTCTTTGTTGGAGCTTGAATACGCTGAATGGCTGTAAGGGAGCTGTGTAGAAACTTCCAAGCAGTTCTATCACAAAGCCCTAGATCAACTTGCTCATCACCTCGAACGATTTGCGAAATAGTATCTGTAATTGTTTCTTGAACATTATTTGCGTCAAGAGTAGCACCTACAGCAAGGTTTCTTGCAAATACGTTTGTTGAACGATCTATTGTTCCGTATGTTCCTGAAGATGGAGATGTAGAAATTGCTTTCTTAATACCATCAAACTCAAGTCCACCAGATCCAGTTCCATCACCTCGGAGTGAAGTTCCAACAGTATTCTTCAATCGAGAAATAGCTGCTTTCATCTTCATCTCAGCAAGGTCAAGAAGCTGTGCATCATCACGGTTAGCTCGCTTTTCACGACCGCTGATAGCTACTGGCTCATATACTTGCTTAATAGCAAATCGAAATGCAGTAGCATCGTCGATTGCTGAGAGGTCAAACGAGTCATACCCTTGGTAAAATCCACCTACGGCAGCATCGTTATACATGATAGGTTTCCGAAGCTCATAGCCTCCAGAAACTTTGCGAACAAGACCTTGATCGTCCAGTGTTGCCAATAGCGGATTGTGGTGAAGAACCTCATCAGCTATGGAATCAGACTGGTCAAACAGGGTCGCAACAATTGCTTCTTCTAAGTTTGCCATTTGTTATCCCTAATTATGGGATAACCTACTGTTACTCTCCGACCATTCGACGGCGTAGATTATCCCGAATATCTTTACTTGCTATTCTGGGAGTTCCACTACCTGCGGAGCCAGTGACTGATTTACTTGCAGCTTTGGCCTTTTGAACCTTTGCCGCTTCTTTTTCCATTGCCGACTGAGCAGCCATACGACTATTTAGGCTGGAGAAAGTCGGATTGCCATTAACCACATAGTTATAGGCGGTTTCAAGGATCTCCTCTGCGGAGCTGTACCTACCTGTACTTGTAAGAGCCTGGACTACAGGGGCCATCTCTGCTTCGAGTTGGGCTGCCGTTTCAGGGTCTTTGAATAATGGTTTGGCTGCTGTAAATGAGTTTACAACCTGTTGGTTATAGTATTCAAGTGCCTTTTTTTGTTGGTTTTCTTGCGCAGACTGAAAACGCTCCTCTGCAATCTTTTCGGCTTCTTCTCGTGTAAGATATTGTGATTGTTGCGTTTGTTGTGGTTGTTGCCCTTGCTGTTCGTACTGCATTTGGCCTTCTAGTAGGTCATCCACAGTTAAACCGTAGCTTTCTAGCCACTCTCTAGCAGCGGATACAGGATTATTTTGCATAGCTTTATCCCATGCAATTGATCTTTTTGTTATGTCTGCAATAGAGATTCCGTCTTTAGCGTAATCATTTTCATACTGCTGAACAGACTCATAAAGAGAGCCTAGCTGCGATTTAAGCTGATTAACCTCTTGCATCTTTTTATCGTATTGCGTTCGAGTTTCATAAGCTCTACGATTCAAATAGTTTTGAATAACGTGTGTATTTTCGGCTGAAGGAGACAAAAATGCTTCTTTTTCAAGAGCATTCATATCTGCTGGAGGGGCAAAAACATGTTTAGGCGCAACTTCCTCTGTTGTATCGTCGGCTTCCTCAGTGGAGCTGTCGTCGGATTCGTCACTCTCTACACTATCTGCGTCTGCGGTGCTATCCTCTGTGAGTTCCTCAGATAGTTCTTGTTGCAGGCGATCCCTAATGCTCATAGGAGCTTCATTTCTCTCTGCTACGATCTCTGTACTTTCCGTGTCATTAACCATTTCTATACCTATCTATCATTTGTTGTTTCAATTGTCGGACAAGTTTACGTTCGGTAGCACCTGACTCCCTGTCTGGCACATAGCCCTTTTCGTAAGCATCTCCTACTTCTACGGCTCCAGCCGCCCTGTAAGCAGCTCTTAATTTTGCTTTGCTTGTGTAAACTTCTTTTGGATTGAGAGGATTGCGAGTAGGCTCCATTTCGTCTTGTATAAACAAGTCTCTGGCATACCTTTCTCTTACAACATCTTCGACCGGAACAACTTTATTTTGTGTGTGACAAAACTGATACAATTTATATTTCATCTAGATCCGTAACGATTTTTGGCGCAGCAGCCGCAATAGTCTTGGTTTGATCGGTAATGCTTTGCATAGCTAGCTTTATTCGATCTAACTCTTGCTCCGACGACAACCTGCGTTCTTCCATTAACTTTTCGGTTTCAGAAAGTTTTATTCGCATCTGCTCTAATTGCAATTTTTGTATTTCAAGAATCTGATTCATCTGTGCAGTTTCTTGTTGAATTGCTTGTTTGCTAGATTCGTTAGTGCTTTCTGCTTGCACCTCTAGCATATCTACTTGTACTTTGCTTTGTTTAACTTGTACTTCTTGTTGTTTTATAGCTATTTCTTGTTGAGCTATATATTCTTCTAATTGATAACGCTGCACAGCTAAGTTTGCATCGAGTTGATCTCGTTGCATTTTTACTTGCTGTTCTTGCATTGCAATTTGATTCTTTACTGCCTTATCTTGCATCTCCATTTGAGTAGATGCCATACGAGCTTCAGCTTCTATTTGTGCTATTTGCAGCCGCCCTTGCACCTCTTGCATGACTGGATCTGGCGGCGGCGGTTGCATTGCCGCTTCTTCTTTAGCCTTAATAATCTCACCCAACGCTTCAAAACCCTGCGTAAACACCGCATCTAGTTCCTTGCCTCCCTTAAATCGCTTAATCATATTTTGAAACAAACTCATGCTGAACTGCATAAGAGGTGGGTACTGCTCAACAAGACCTCTCATTTGGTCAAAAAAAGCACCTGTAGTTTGTATCAGCTGCATACCTTCTTGTTGCTGCTGGCTTTCATTTACAGCAACCATAGAGTCGGTGCTTACCTGAATACGGTAAGACCGCTGTTTGTTGTCTCGTAATATAGCAATGATAGCTTGCGCCATTTGCTGCACCTGTTCTTCAGGAGAAGGCATTGGCATTGGAGCTGGAGCAGGCGGCTGCATTTCTTGAGGTGGCATACCCTCTTCTTGCGGCATTGGTTCTGG